GGATAGGCCCGAAGCGTGCCCACTTGAGCGCGGCGTCGAGCCCGAGAGCTGTCTCGATTCCGGCTTCAAACGGAAGTCCATGTTCAACCAACACGTACACTGAGAATACGCTAAAAAATGTTTTTCCACCATAGATTATGGTACCATCTTTAAAGATGTTAGTACCCATGGCTTCAATCTGGTTTTGTAAGATTGATTGAAGCTGTGTAAGCTCACGAGCCTGTACTGAACGACCAGGCTTAAACAAGATACGATAGTATCTTGAATCTGGTTTAAAATCATCATGGTAAGGAGCTACATTAAAATCAATTGCCATTTTCTACCTATTAAAATGTAAATACTGTTAGTAGCGAGACCGCTTGTTCTGTAGATGGGGTGAATGCAAGACGATTGTCTATATACATTAAATCTCCGGAATATTTATCCACGGCGGGCTTAGTGACTCCCGTTGCAACAAACGTCTCACCAGTATCAGTTGAATATAGCTCTCCAACTGTAGGATCTGCTGACCCTAATGCTTGAACTAGAACACCCGTAGAGGTAGATGCTACAATTAAGAATCTTCCCCCGGAATATGTGCTTGTTAAAATTCTATCTGGAGAGAATATAGTAGGACTCAATACACCGTTAATTACCCAGCAAGCTGAGCCGATTGATTCATTAAAGTATCTAGGATCATCGTAGTTAGTAATTGAACGTATAATACCAAATTGACGGTAATCGTTATCTACATCGAAACCTTGATTTGTATCATCGGATACATTACTATAAAACGCTATTGCTCTTGCAAATAATTCCTGAACAAGATTTTTACCATGACCGCCTTTAGGAGGGAATATGGCTCGGGCATATGCACCTCTACCAACATCAGATACTACATTCACGTTGGCTGTTGTATAACCTGTACCTGGAGTAACTATATTAATTTTTGTAACCTTACCACCCAGTACTGTAGCGGTAGCTGTAGCACCTGTACCATCACCTGTTATTGAAACATTAGCAATAGTACCAGGATATCCATAACCTCCAGATATTACTTTAGCAGCATGAATGCCACCTTCATTAGCTAGCAATTCAATCGAGGATTGTAAGGATATTAGGTCGCCAGGTGAAAAATCAATATAAAACTTTGCATTAGAACCATCACCAATTACATTAATTACAGCATATGTATAACCGGTTCCACCGTTATCAATAATTACTCTTACAATTCTACCGTTATCTACTACAGGTCTGATTAAAGCTTCCGATTTTGTTACAGCAATCTGACCTGTTGCATTAGAACCATCACCTGTAATAGTAAGATTAGGTGTGTAAGTATAACCAGCTCCATACTTTAACACAGCTGTTGCCTCAGCTCTTCCACCAGCAAAAGTAACATTAGCCCCACCTAATTTTACTGTACCAGTAATATGCGTAGGTGCTGTAGTATTTAAGTAATTAGATTTATACAAGCTTACTGTAGCTGTTGCTACTGTACCAGCATACTGTAGGTTAGCATTTCCAAATTGTTGTATACCTGTAACATGTAGCGGTGCACTGGCATTAATGTTAGCAGTTTCTAAAACAGTATACAGATTACTTAAATAAAATATTTGTGTATTTGCGTATACATTTATATTTGGAGCCCATTCATCTCCTATAACTACAGTAGGTGCAGATGTGTAATGTTCACCAATATCATTAATAAAAATATTTGCAACCACATTATTACTTAATTGCGCAAATGCAGAAAGGTTATTTCCTCCCCCACCTACAAACGTAATATTAGGTGCTTTAATATAGCCGTTTCCACCAAAAGTAACATTAGCTTCTCTTACCGTACCATCGGTATCTAAGTCTGAAATAGTGTATAGATATTGCCCATTGTATATTTGCTCATTCAAGGCTACATTGGCATTAGCTACCCAAGGACGACCAACCTGAACCGTTGGTGCTGATGTATAATCGGACCCTATGTCTGTGATAACATACGATACAACTGATCCATTAGAAAGTACTGCATATGCGTTAGCGTTAGCACCACCGCCACCTGTAAATGTAATTCTAGGTGGGCTCGTATAACCAGACCCACTATCAATCAAAGTAATAGATCTAATACTTCCTAGTGGAACTATGGAGGTGACCTGACCACCTGAAAGAGTAGTTATGGCTGTTGCCTGCTTTCCTACAAATTTTAAACCACAAGAGCCGTTAGTTTCAATACCCGCAGTATGAACCGGAGGTTGAGACGCTGTTGTACCTGTATTTACAACTTCATAAAAATTATTATTATAATTTAAAAATAAACCAATGTAAACTAAGGTATTAGGTGTCCAGGAAATAGTACCGAATATTGGCGGTTCAATTGTAACATTAGCAGAAGAATAACCTGACCCACCAGCACTAACTGTGAATGTAGAAAGGTAAAACGGATCGTCAGCAAGATAACCATCACCTGTTACTGTAAGTGAGGCTGTTGTATAGTTGTTCCCGGTATCTAAAATATTAATTTTTTTAATTTCACCACCGGAATAAAACGAATCATTAATAGCTCTTACAACAGGTATCTTTGTACGAGTAGCAAATTTATGACGAAGCGATGGTAAAACCGTCCCCATAAATTTCCATACATATCCATCTGGTAAAATAAATGGATCAAAACCTGTTTGTGTGGGTTTATATGTAGATTTTCCTCCGTTGTTATTATCTAAACATTTGTAGATGTTTAGCTCATCATTAACAACATAGAAGTTTGATGACTGTAAATTAGCAGCACCAGATGTTGCACGAGAAAGAACTGCTATAGCGTTGGCATTACTACCGTAAGGATCGGTTATTGTTACTATAGGTGCAGAATTATAACCGTATCCCTTATCTGTTAAAACGATACTAGTAATTACACCTGTATTCGTATAAGCATTAGCTTTAGCACCAAATCCACCTCCGCCTGAAATTGTCACATTAGGAGAATTAGAGTACCCTGTGCCACCGGCCATAAGATTAATACCGTCTACTTCGTCTGATATTCTATTATCATACATGTCGTAGACGGTACCAGATTGCCAGTTTACTCTATCTATAATTAAGCTAACATCTCCAGGTCTAATTTCTTTTACAATAACTATATTTCTTCTAACTTCATTTTCATATTCAATACTATCAACCGGCAATGGTGGTGCGCTTTCGTCTTGCCATGTTAAAACTTTACCAAGAAAATAATAATATCTCCCTGCACGGGTATTAATTTCATCTAATAAAGTTTCTGCGACACTACCATGAAGTAGCGGTTTAATTAGTGTTGACATATGTTAAATTAGCGATACAGTCCAAGAAATAGTAATAGTGTCAGTGGTCTGCTTGTTAATAACAGGGAAGACTGTACGGCATAACATGGTATTAGCGGAATTAAAAATACCAGCTTCTGCTAAAGCAGCGCTTGTACCTGGTTCATTCGGCAGGAATGTAGCAGTATATACTACAGTATTAGCTGATGGTGAACCACCTACAGGTGATAAAGCGTTTAATTGAACTTCATTACCTAACGCAGTATCAGATGTTGTAGCTGGTGTTGAATCAATACCAATACCCATGGTTGACATTACATTTGTAACGTTTGATGCCATACGTGAAGCGATAAATGTTTTACCGTTTGCAACGACTGTGTTAGGCACTTCAGTTTTTGTTACATTACCATCTTTATCCACCTTGGTAATTAATAAAGTACCCTTCAATTGTAGTGTCTCATTTAAGCCACTCATTTAAATCTCCTTAAAATGTTGTTAATTCACCAGCATATTGTTCTGCAAAGTAGGCTGATGGTCCACCGAAATTATCGGTGTAGTTCATTAGAAAAATACTACCAGAATCTGCCGGTGTAGTATTACTTGTTAGATTTTCAACTAATGAAAATACTAAAGCATCCTGGGGTGTAGTATTACTATTTTTGACAATATTTATGTCTTTTGAAACATTATCTAAAGGTATGGTATTGGATTTCAATACCTTAGTTACAGAATTTATAAGCACATCAAGTGGTGAGCTTATATTATCAAACTGCGCAATTGTTATAGAAATTGCCGTAGCATCGTTAGGTGTAACGTTATCTACACCTGCACCTTTTGCGATAGAAATATTAGAAACTAAATTATCAATTGAAGGTAAATTAGTTACTAAAACCTTACTAATATCTGAGATAATATTAGCATCGAAAGCTGTCTGGGTTGAGCTTAATACCTTTTCAACATTTGCTATAGTATTAGCAACAAGAACTGTCAAGTTACTTTCATAAACTGTATTAATGCTAACAATAGTATTATCGTGAGAGGTTAGCAGATCGCCGCTATCTCCTCTAATTATTTCAATGTTAGAGGAAGCATTATCACTTACTAGATTAATAGTATTTAAAATAGCACTTATGTTTGTAACAAAACTATCATCTAACGGAATAGAATTAGATTGTAATGGTCTTGTTAAACTACGTAATAGTTTATTATCATCGTAGCTACTAATAAATGTTAAATTACTCTCATTAACTTTTGTAAAGTCTTTTGCAAATACAGAGTCATTCGGAGTTGTGTTTGAAGAACGAACTTTTGTAACCTGTTTTGCATTACTATCTGCTGTTGTAAATATATCAAGAACGGTAGTACGTAGATAGTCGAATGTAGTAGCTACAGATGGTATAGTATCGATCTCGTTTAACATTCTAAGTTCGCCGATTAGGTTAGTACCGGCGGGGTGTAGAATGTCTAAAATTGCTTTTTTATAATCTTGAAGACGTTTGTTCGAAACAACAACATAGGAATAAGGAGTATAATAATTAGCATCCGCTATGTTAATAGTACTATCACTTAAGAATCCTTTATTTGTTCTATAAAAACCAGGGAATAAGACTTTAGCACCTACGCTAATTTTTAGAACCGCTTCATATATAGAAGTTGAACCAAGGTATTGATTACCTCGTTGAGGTGTTACGTTTTTAAATACCGCTACCACCTCATCACAATAATCACCGGCTACATAAGAACCATCAGCATAAGTAGGTTTACTAATTGATCCGAAATCTGAAACACCAACTGAATTATCACTAATTACCACATTACCCGTTTGTGTATTATACGAAAAAGAAGGGGTAATTACAGTTGGTTGAGATACAATTGTTGAGAAAAAGTCTAATGAATACCCAGAACCGACTCTTAATAACTCTGCGTTCTTAACCCCACCAGAATTATTAACACCAGTTACTTTAATGTAAGCTCCTATACCTGTAGGAAAGGATTGAACTTCAAATGTATCACCAATTTTAAAATT